GTAGCCCTAAGAAAAAAATTGAATTAAGTCTGGGCTTTTAGCCCCCGTGTGTTAAGGCCCTATGCATGCCAAAACACCACACACCGAAAAGCGTGGCTCAGTTCTTTGAGCTGCACGAGATACCCTTCGCAGATAAGCCATCTTTCTGGCGCAAAGCGATTAGCCCCGCCCTCGAAATGGGCTTCAGGGTCGGAGAGTCAAGAGATGACGTAATGACCGTCATCACCCCACAACGTCACCGCAAACTTTACAAAGGGTTTGGTGGATCACAGTACAAGATGGGGATAGCCCTAGCCCATGCGATGTTCAGCAACCGTATCCACTGATGAAAACACTTTTCCCAAAGCAACAAGAACTGCACGACAAATTTGTGCGGTTGCAGCTAAGTGGGGTAAACACTTGCGATACCTCCCACACTGGGACAGGTAAAACAGTGGTGGGTTGCCAGACAGCTAAGACACTCAATCGACCCGTAGCCATCATATGCCCAAAAGCTGTGATACCCTCATGGGAACGAGAGATGAAAGAAACTGGTATCGAACCTGTGTTTATCCTCAATCACGAGAAACTCAGAACAGGTAAGACACCATTCATGTCTAAGGTGGGTAAAAAGATAATGAGATGGGATTTGCCTTCTGACACCCTTGTTCTGATAGACGAAGTCCACAAATGCAAAGGGCCATACACACAGAATGCCCAGCTCTTGATCTCACTGGTGCAACAAAAATTCTCAGTTCATGCAATGTCAGCAACCGCTGCCGAAGACCCTACCGAGATGAGAGGACTGGGCTATATGCTGGGGCTGCACTCTCTCAACAAGAGCCATGTCCTGTATGATGAATCAGGCCCAGTAAGAGATTTGAAGAGTTGGTATTCTTGGATGTACACTTGGGGCTGCCAACAAAACGAATGGGGGGCATGGGAGTTAGTAGACCGTAGTGTCCTGCCAATGCTAAGAGAAGTTATGTACACTCATAATGTACACCGGCTAACGACCAAAGATTTTCCCGACTCGTTCAAAGAGAACAGAGTAATCGTGGACCCGATTCAATACGCCAACGCCGCAAAAATAAAAGCGGCCTACAAGAAAGCGGGGATTACACCTGAGATAGTCCAACAATACATAGAGCACGGCACCGTTGAAGACTCTGAACACATGCTCGTAAATATTCTACGTGCTCGTCAGTTGGCAGAGTCGTTCAAAATACCAGACCTTGTTGAGATGTCCGAAGAACTTATGCACGAGGGCAAGAGCGTAGTCCTCTTTGTGAACTTCTCTGAGACTGTTCAGACACTTCGACAAAACCTTGGATGCCGCAGTATCCAAGGAGGGCAATCTGCCGAAGAGCGCCAAGAAGCAATCGACAGATTCCAAAACGACGAGGACCACGTAATCGTACTCAACATCGCAGCAGGAGGGACTGGTATTAGTTTGCATGACACTCATGGAAATAGGCAACGTGTGTCGATTATATGCCCTTGTTTCTCTGCTAAAAACCATATGCAAACGTTAGGACGCATCCACCGCAACGGGGCGAAGAGTGACGCTATACAGAAAATACTGGTGGCTAACGACTCTATCGAAGAGCATGTGATGGTTGCGATTACTAAGCGCCTTACGAACCTCAACCTTCTCCACTCATGAACCAAACCAAACAAATACAAAAAATGCAAATAGACCTAAATACCAAAGAGATGCATCAAGCCGTTTATAACGCAATAACCCACACGATAAGTGGGGCTATCAGCGACCTGTTTGATCCAGAAAACGTCAACGAAAACTGCTATATGCCGCATCTTATTCGTCAGGCAATAATAGACGGCATAGACAAAGCCCTATGCACTGGACCGGATACTCGTAATGCCATAGAGATGGGTATGAAGCGAGGTGTCGAAGATGCCCTGCGCGATGCCCCAGCACTAAACGAAATCATCTCTGAGCATTTGCAAGAGGTGTGATGACCAACCAACCCGACCACGGCTCACGAGGCCACGCTGAGTTCTCCCCCTCTTCCCTCAAGTATGTCGCCGCATGCGCGGCATACGAGGGAAAGAGCGGGACTTCAGCCGCTGCCGAAATGGGCACACGAATTCATGAAGCACTAGAAGTGCGCGACCCATCTGCGTTGCATAACGAAAAAGAGACGGACATATACAACCAGATTGTGGAGATGGAGTCTGATTTTATGACTAACTTCCCTGCTGTAAAAGAGGAGCACAACGAAATACAGGTAGATGTATCTTTAGAAGGAACGTCAACGTGGGGAACCTGCGACAGATTTCTTGTTCTGGAGTCAGGTAAAGAAGCAGTAATGGCCGACTACAAAACAGGGATCAGCATCATTGATGCCCCTGAACATAACTGGCAAGCTAAAGCCTACACGATAGGGGCGTTCCAAAAATACAAAGACATAGATAAGATCGTCTTTGTATTCTATGTACCACAGCACAATGACTCTTTGTTCTACACTTTCAGCAGAGATGATCTAGCTGGGATGATCCAAGAGCTAAGTGAGATTATTAAGAAGGGTGAAGAGATCCGGCCAAGATGGGACAAAGGAACTATAGACCTAGACGATTGCACCCCTACTCAGTATTGCCGGTTCTGTAAACACGAAGATGCTTGCCCCGCTCTTGGTGGACTAGTTGTAGATGTTGCAAAGAAACTCGACTCTACGATCCCTGACGTAGACTTAGAAAACATCGACGACCCCGCGAGATTGTCTGAGCTTTTCAACATTGCTAAGATTGTCGAAAACTGGGCCAGCCGGATCAAAGAAAGAGTTCTAGACGCCGCCAAGTCTGGTGTGGAGTTGGATGGACTAAAGCTCAGGTCAATGGGCCGAACTAGGAAAGTCATAGACAATCAGACGTTCACAAACATCGCACAAGTACATGGATTAGATGCTTCTGACATACTGGAAGCCGCAAATATCCCGCTCGCTAAAGTTGCAAAACTCATTGCTGCCAAAGCACCTAAAGGTGAGAAGAGAGAAAAAGAGTTGAATTTTATTGACGACTGTCAACAGGCTGGCATTATCCGCGCCTCTGATGAGCGGTTCACAATCGCAAAACAGTAAACCAGAAACAAGAAACAACTAACAATGGCTAAGAAACAAGAAGCAGAAACTGCAATCGCAGAAGTAAATCCGGCAGAACTCACCGCTACTACCGCTAGTGGTTTAGTTATCGAGCAGAGCGACATCGTGGTCCCTCGCGTCAATGTGATTCAAAAAACTAGCGAGATTGAAGCACCATTAGGTGCAGTAGTCTTGGACAAACAATATGTCCTAGCGCCAGTAGACGAATCTATTCCTGTAGTAGTGCTCGCCGCTGTCAAAGGTTGGCGAGAGAACATTGACTACGACTCTGACGAGGTACCACAAGTCGCCTACTCCCAAGAAGAGAAGCAGCGCATCGCAGCAACAAGTGAGTATGATATGCTCGAATTTGCTGACATCACCATGCTCTTCAAACAGCCGGAGGGAGATGACAATGAAGCAGCATACCCTTTCCCGATTGGGGAAGACAATTATGCGCTGGGTAAAATTAACGTGGCGAAAGACGCCTACCGTCAGACTTTCAAAACTCTGGCAACGTTCGCCCAGTTTAATCCTGCTGCTAAAATGCAGCATCGCGTGTGGGACTTCAAAAGTTCACTCATTAGCAAAGGTAAATACAGTTGGTTTGCCCCTTCTCTGAAGGTCAGCAAAGCGCAGCCATCTGATGACGTTATCACATTTGTAGACACCTTTGCATAATGGAAGGGGCCACAGAAATTACGGAATGTACTTCTGAAGCGGAGCATTTTACTGAACTTCTTAAAGAAGAAGTTCAAATGGTAAATGCCTCTTATTCGGACCTTGAGGATAAAGTACAAACAGCTTGTAGGGCTTTGCGGAAACTAGAATGTGTCCGCGAGGCTTTGCTGAACCAAATCGGGTCAAATGAGGAGCAACTCCAGCTTGACCTCGATAAAAATTAACTGACCCTTATAGCCCACCCCGACCCATTTTCCATCGGGGTGGGCTTTTCTTATGATTACATGGAAACCTATGCACTGGACTTTGAGTCTTACTACGACAAAAGCTGCTCTATTAAGAAGCTAGGGCCGCTTGGATATTTCTCCCATCCTGACTTCGATGCCTACATGGTGTCTGTTGTAGGGGGCAACGGCTACGAGTTTGTCGGTCACCCTAAAGACTTCGACTGGAGTATTTTAGAAGGCAATATTGTGCTTTCTCATAATGCGTCTTTCGACGAAACACTATACTTCTTTGGAGCCGACAAAGGCTGGTGGCCTCGCGTCACACCTGCTGAATGGTTCTGCACCGCAGACATGGCAGCAGCTTGTGGACTGCCCCGCTCTTTGAAGAACGCAACTGCGGAGGCGTTTGACTTAGAGGTCTCTAAGACCACACGAGACAATATGTCTGGGAAGCGTTGGGAGAATATGGAGGAGGACTTCAAAGAAGAAGTAAGCGCCTACGCACTAAAAGATTCTGAACTGTGTCTACGCTTGTGGACAGACTACGAGAAAAATTGGTCTGAACAGGAAAGGGCTATCAGTCTGACGAATCGCCGGATCATACAAAGAGGTCTCCCTATGGACACTGACCTTCTTGTCAAACACCTCGAAATAATAAACCAGCGCCTATTCGAGGCAGAATCAAACATCCCGTGGGCCGGTGAAAAACCTTTGCTGAGTAGGGCAGCTTTTGACGAAGAGTGTTTGAAGCATGGCATCGAGCCCCCTCAGTCGTTAGCCCAAACAGATTTAGACACCCAAGAATGGATTCGTCAGTATGGGTACAAGTATAGATGGATTGAATCCGTCACCAACTGGAGAAGGATCAACGCACTAAAAAAGAAGCTGGAGGCATTTGACTACGCGACCCTGCCTGATGGGAGGTATTACGGGGGCCTGATGTACTGGGGAGGCCATACAGGTCGTTTCTCTGGTAGTGGGGGCAACTTAAACCTACAGAACTTACCACGCGACGAGATGTTTGGGGTAAACCTCCGGCACATGATACGCGCCCACGAAGGTAAAAAACTGGTGGTGGTAGACCTGTCTCAGATTGAAGTCCGCACCTTATGTTGGTTAGCAGAAGACAAAGAGACTCTGCAAGAGATAGCTAATACAGAAGATATATACGAAGCTTTCGCTATACGAATGGGCCTGTGGTCAGCGTCTAAAGGAGTTTTGAAAAACAAAGACCCTAAGCTGCGCCACAAAGTAAAAGCTATTGTGCTAGGTTGCGGCTATGGGGCTGGAGCTAAAAAATTCTCAGAGATGTACGACATGCCTTTTGGCGAGGCAGAAGCCGCCGTGGATCTTTACCGTAACAGGCTATCGGCAATCCCGCGCTATTGGAGGCGTATCAACGGTAAGTTGCGAAGCTGTTATAGCGCCCATACTAATTTCGATATGCCTCTGCCTTCTGGCCGCAGCATAAACTATGGACCAACTAAATTGTTTAAGCAGAATGGTCGGACAGGGCATCAAGCATTAGTCAGTAGAAATGGCAAAAAAATGCCAATGAAGCTGTGGGGTGGGGTCGTTGCAGAAAACCTGTCACAAGGTCTCGCCAGAGACATATTTTCCGATATGATTCTCAGGTTGGAAAGTGCGGGGCTAACACTGATTTTCCATGTCCACGATGAAGTTGTGATTGAATGCGATGAAGCAGACGCAGAAGAAACCCTTAACAAGACCATAGGTATTATGTCCACGCCGCCGGAATGGATACCTGACATCCCTTTGGCGGCAGAAGGACAAATCCTAACACACTATCAAAAATGAAATACCGATATATTAAGAATCTCCGCGACCATAAAGCCCATCTGACTACAGACATAAGTAAACTTACCAGCGCCAAACCACCG